ACCCAGCAGGAGGTTTACTTTATATGGTAAACTCAGACTTTGACAATGGAGAAGACTAATGAATATTATAGAAACAGAAGAATTAAAATTTCCCAAGGAAACTTATGACGCACTAGATGTGTATAAGTTAGAGCGAGTTCGTTCACACCTTATAGATGTTATGATCAAGTACAAGGGAGATGATAAGGCGCTTGAGTCACTACTATCTGACGCGCTGTCAGCATCTTATAACTTACGAATAGCTATAGAGGAGAGTTTAGTATGACTAATTCAAAGAGCAGGGTGTGGATGCGTCAAGCAGAGGACAGGAAGTTTATCAAGGCAGTCATGGCAATGGCTGACGACAACGATGACACTAAAGCAGAGTATAATGCAGACTACATACTCTATATCAATAGCTTAGATGATGATGACTTTCAACTATCATATGATGAATGGAGTGCAACATGAGTTGTATGGATCTGAGGACAATGAATAATGGTTGTTAGAAAGATAGTGTTATATATAATTATAGTATTCTTATTTTGCTATCTCTATAGAGTTTCTTAATAGGATTATACATAATTATTATTAGATGTTCATGCCTTGTTAACAACAGAGTAGAGTATAGCACATATGTAGACACAAGTAAACCCCTATGGTATAATTAACCACTGGGTTATGTATAGGGGTAGTTATGCGTTGTATTAGTTGCGACTGTGAGTTAACGGATTATGAATCAACAAGAAAATACGAGTCAGGTGAATACCTTGATCTGTGTGGTGGTTGTAGTAAATGTATGGATGAAGAGATAGGAACTATTAATCGTATGGACTTGTTATCAATTGGAGATGAGTAGGTGTCAGAACTTAAAGAAAAATTAGCACGAGCAAGAAAGTTAGAGAGGCTGAACAATGAGCTAGATGTATACTCTAAGGGGGCTTTAATGTCTGAGCCATTCGGAACCTACAACAAGGGCAAAGCAGAGAACCTTGTTAAGACTATTAAATTATTTAAAGAGGGGCAGTTGCTATGAGTATAATATTCAAACCTAAGATCGCTGCTTGGTTCGGTGATAGGAAGGAGCCAGTAAAATCTGTAGTAAAGAAAGTTAGTGGACGACCTCATAAATACTGGGTATCTTCTGAGCTGCAGAAAGTAGTAGACCTAAGAGCATTAGGAGTATCACTATCAGACACTGCTAAAATACTAAATAGAGGACACACCTCAGTATCAGCAGCTATAGTACACCACGACCTGTACGAGAAGATAGCTGAGAAGAGGGCTATGCACATAGCAGGGGTGACTGATGCTTAGTTGGTTCACGGAGGTAGTGTGGTTAGCGGCTGGACTTTCCATACTAGGATCTGTTATCATATTCTTCCTGTCACCTATGTATGAGTTCTTCCAGTACACTAAACATAGTGTAGATACAGAGACTAAGCTATACACTATCATGTGTGAAGCGTTAGATAGGTCTGAGGAGACAGGCAAACCAATCAGTATTACGCTTATGCATAGTGCTAAGGAAGGAGGAGAGGATGAAGATTGAAGTGGGAATAGAAGATGCTAATGCAATTACAGTTAGTTGCCTTAAAAGGTACTACATTAGTATATTAAAAGATGGTGGCGATAGTTCAGATTGGTCTACACTCATGGCCCTTGATGAAGTAATGTGTCACTTTATGACTGACCACGAATATGAGGATTTTAATAATGGGCTTCGTCAAAACACACTTGCCTTGTGACGACTGCGGGAGCAGTGACGCACTGAGCATTGATGATAAAGGGTGGAGCAACTGCTTCGCCTGTGATAAACGAACTAGAGGTAAGGAGATAGATATGGATGTACCTAGTACTAAAGTTTCCTCAGGAAATTTCGATAGAACTAAAGAAGACTTAAACACCAAGCCATATAAGAGTGTAGTTGCTCGTGGCATATCAAGCGATACCTGTAAGACATACAAGGCCCAGTTACATGGCGAACGTATGATCTTCGGATACCATGATAAGGATGGTTTCTTAGTGGGAGCTAAGACTCGGACTCCAGAGAAGGAGTTCTTTACATCAGGTGCTTGGTCGGACACAGTACTGTTCGGACAGAACTTGTTCCCTAAAGGCGGTAAGTACATTACTGTAACTGAAGGTGAGTATGACGCTCTGTCTGCCTACCAGATGCTAGGTAGTAAGTACCCTGTAGTATCTATTAAGAATGGCAGCTCTGGTGCATTGAAAGATTGTCGAGCCTCATACGAGTACCTAGATAGCTTCGATACCATAGTGGTATGCTTCGACTCAGACGAGGTAGGGGTCAAGGCTGCTAACCAAGTGGCTGAGTTGTTTGGTGGTAAGACTAAGGTATATAAGCACACTAAGGACGAGAAGGATGCAAACGATTACCTTAAGTTTGGACGTACAAAAGAGTTCATTGACCGATGGTGGAACTCAGAACGCTTTGTCCCAGATGGAATTATTGCAGGAGCTTCACTATGGGAAGAGGTTAACAAGCCTATCGCCCCAGCAGACTGCCTCTATCCTTTCGATGGACTCAATAAACTTACGTATGGAATTAGATTTGGTGAGTTGGTTACAGTTACCGCTGGATCTGGACTAGGTAAGAGTCAGTTCATGCGTGAGATTATATGGCAGATCATCAGTAAGACAGAAGATAACATAGGAATATTATTCCTTGAAGAGAGTATTAAGAAAGCTGCTCTATCTTTAATGTCCCTTGCTGCTAACAAACCATTACATCTACCTGACACTATAGCTACAGACGAGGAGAGGAAGGATGCATTCGATGCCACGTTAGGCACTGATCGTATATTCTTATTCGACCACTTCGGTTCTACTGGTGTTGATAATATTGTAGCTCGTGTACGTTACATGGCTAAAGGATTAGGATGTAAGTATGTAGTATTGGATCACGTATCTATCGTGGTGTCAGCACAGGCTAGTGGCGATGAACGTAAAGCATTAGACGAGATCATGACTAGGCTTCGTATGCTAGTACAGGAGACAGGCATTGCACTGTTCATTGTATCTCACCTCAAGCGTCCTGATGGTAAAGGTCATGAGGAAGGTGCAGCGTCTAGCTTGTCACAGCTACGTGGCTCTGGCTCTATCGCACAGCTTAGTGATATGGTACTAGGTCTTGAACGTAATGGACAAGCAGAGGATGAAGAGACTAGGAACACTACTCATGTACGTGTACTTAAGAACCGATTCTGTGGCCTCACAGGTAAGGCTAATGAGTTAGCTTACAGTCACAGCACTGGTAGAATGTTAGAGAAAGAAGAGGCGGCTGAGTTATGAAACCTACTGTAAACAATCTACTTAATGAGCTTGATGATTACGCTGAATATTGTATCGAACGTGCTATGTCAGATGGTTGTGGGGAAGAGTATGAAGCTATTGATGATGGTCAAGATGACTATAACGACAAGCATAAGGAACTAAGGGAACTCATTGGAGGGAACTATGGTACTAATGATACTTGTGTATATAGTGGTATCCTGTCATACCTCGACACTGCTAGAGAAGCTAAGATGTGGCAACAGTATGCTATGTGGTTAGAGGAAGAGTTGGCTAATGAGCGTGATGAAATAGGTGAAGGGGATTACTATCATCCGTTCTCTGAGTGGTACGAGAAGCACTACAAGTGGGACAAGGAGAGGAAGCTATGAAGAAATATACTTACTGTTTAATGGATAATGATCATAATATCATGTTCAGTTGCTATACATTGAAAGCTATGGATAAGTACATTGAAGATTATGGCCCTTATTATGACTATCGTATTGAAGTTATTGAGCGAGGAGTAGTAGAGACTATCCAAAGTTGCAATGAAATGTATGGACATAAGAGTTGGGAACGTGATTAAAGGAGGAACGACCATGAGTAAGATAGGCAGCTACGCACTAGAGGTGATGGACAATGAAGCTAACGCTAGATATAGAGACAACATGGAAGCAGGATCATATATGGTGTTGTGGAATCCAAAGAGAGGGCGAGGTAAAGCAGAGGTTACTAGTGAACCCGATGCAGTTAGAGCAGCACCTGCGTCATACAAGCCACGTAATAGGACATAACATCACAGGGTTTGATGCACCTAAGATAGATAAACTATGGCAGGTACAGATACCTAACTACAAGCTGAGAGATACAGTGTTAATGTCTCGGCTATGGTGTCCACGATTAGAAGGTGGTCATTCATTATCAGCTTGGGGTGACAGGTTGGGATACCCTAAGATTAAGTTCGATGATTATGATGGTGGTCTAACAGAGGAGATGCGTACCTACTGCAAGATGGATGTTGAGATAACCCATCTGCTTGAGCCTCACCTCACCAGCCTACTACTAGAGGATGGATTCTCAGAGGAATGTATTAAGCTAGAGCATGAAGTAGCAATCATAATTGCAGAGCAGCAGTCTAATGGATTTAAGTTAGACACTGTTAGAGCAAACCAATTGTTAAGTGATCTTATGGGGAGAATGAATGAAATCGAACGAGCAGTCCAAGCAGTCTTCCCACCCTTGGTGGAGGAGCGAGTCTCGGAAAAGACAGGTAAGCGGCTTAAAGATAAAGTCACAGTCTTCAACCTCGGAAGCCGTAAGCAAATCGCTGAAAGACTCCAAGGCAAAGGAGTAGTATTCAGTAGTCAAACTGACAAGGGTAACATCATTGTTAATGAGAAGACCTTGGCAGGAATAGATTTACCTGAAGCTAAGTTGATACTAGAATATCTAACCTTACAGAAAAGAGTTAGTCAGATCGATAGCTGGGTAAATGCAGTTGGTAGTGATGGTCGTGTACATGGTGGAGTGATTACTAATGGAGCTGTCTCTGGACGTATGACTCATAATAATCCTAACATGGCCCAAGTGCCATCAGCTAAGAAGGACAAGAAGACAGGTGAGTTACTATTTGGTGCAGGTTCAACCTATAGTACAGACTGTAGAGCCTGTTGGATTGTAGAGGAAGGGAACTTATTAACTGGCATCGATGCTTCTGGTTTGGAGTTGAGGATGCTTGCCCATTACATGAATGATAAAGCCTACATCAAGCAACTACTTGAAGGGGATATACATACGTATAATCAACACATGGCTGGGCTAGCTACTCGTGATCAATCGAAGACTTTCATATACGCCCTGATTTATGGCGGAGGTTTCGCTAAGATTGGAGAGATAGCTGGTGGCTCTGCTCGTAAGGGTAAGCAACTGGTTGATAAGTTTATGAAGAACCTACCTGCGTATGCTCGGTTGAAAGAGATCGTATTGCAGAGTATGCGTAAACGTGGTACACTACGAGGGCTGGACGGACGTAGGTTAAGAGTAGAGTCAGAGCACAGTGCTTTAAATTTTCTCTTACAATCTGCTGGCGCAATAGTGATGAAGCAAGCTCTAGTTATTCTCAAGAAATCTCTTGATGATAGTGGAGTGTGGTACAAGTTTGTAGCTAACGTCCATGACGAATGGCAGATCGAATCTTCAGCAGAAGATGCAGACTTGGTAGGTAAGTTAGGAGTACAGGCCATCGTTGATGCTGGGCTGCACTTTGAAATGAATTGTCCATTGGATGGTGACTACAACGTAGGGCCAACTTGGGCGCACACACACTAGCTTTGCACATAGGTCTAGTGATAATGTTTAAACAAAGGAAAAATCCATGCAAAATCATAACCCACTTAAAATCGAAGCCACTGCTTTCTGGTTCTCATTCCTAGAGAAGAATGAAATGTCAGACAAGTATCAGGTAGATCTTAGTGAACTATCAGAAGAACAAGTTGATCGCCTAGAAGGTATGGGTGTATCAGTTAAGAACAAAGGTGATGACCGAGGTTACTTTGTCACAGCTAAGTCGTCTAAGTATCCACCTCATGTAGAGGATGATATGGGTTTCAAGATGACTGAATCTGTAGGTAATGGATCTAAGTGTACCTTCATTGTTAAACCTTTTGACTACAACTTTAAAGGTAAGACAGGTGTTAGCTTAGGCATATCCAAAGCACGAGTGAATGACTTGGTTCGTTACGAGTCTGCTGCTACTAGCTTTGAGGATATTCCAGAGCTATGATCTTACTCGTTGATGCAGACATCTTTTGCTATCGCATAGGTTTCGCTTGCAACAACGAGTCACAACAGGTCGCTTGTAAGACACTGCTCAACTATGTGAATACTATCATTGAGGATCTAGTAATGGATTCA